GGTTTGGGCTCCTGGAAGTGCTACTGAAAGCACCAGATCCAGCCACAAGTGTTAAGTGGCAGAAGTATCTGACCTGTTGGCCAATGGCTAAGTATCTGCGTCAAGCAGAACTGCCAGTGATGCCAGACGGTCTCCAGGAAGCATTGGGAGTGGGTTCCAACTTCCATTTCCCCCTGAACGGGGGCGCTCGTCGCCACTTCCGCAACCTGCTGGCCTCTCGGTCCAATACGGTCCGATCATCCAAAGTGATGTGGTCCATTCTGCAGGGTGTGAAGCGTGGCTGTGCCGAAGTTCCCGGTGACTTCATCTGTAAAACGATGAGAGATCACCAAGCGGCACTGACCCAGACGCTGCCATGGCTCGGAGATGATGATATGGAGGAATTCCGTAAGAAGTTCCGAGCGATTTGGCGTGAAGAGCGTGAGGTCACGAGCATGGGCAAAAGGTGGGCGGCGTTCCATCCGAGTCGGAAGATGCGGCACTTTGCCGATCAACCGGCTAATCCGGGCTACAACGCGTGTTTTGAGAACACGCGCGGGAAGGGCGGTCGTGCAGGTTATGTACGGACTCGCCTCCTAGAGGAGCTGCGTCATTACGATGACATTCCCGAGGGAATCTCGTGTGAGCAGTGGCCTCTTGTCCGGTATACGGAGGATCAACCTGGGAGAGTGGTACGCGAAGGTATTTTGCCTCGTGTCACACCCCAGTACGCCGTCAAGCTGGCCTTGGACGAGCTCCGAAAGAATGGTGGCAGTTGCGAAGCAACTGTGGCCGCCATCTTGGAGCCGCTCAAGTGCCGCTTGATCACCAAAGGCAGTGGTATGCCATATTTCGCAGCGCAGCCATTCCAGAGGGCCATGTGGGAACGATTACAAAAGTTCCAGGCCTTCAGGCTGACCGGACGACCACTTATGGTGTCGGACCTCGAGGATCTTGTAAATCGCGGTAAGCGTCTTGATCTCGAGAAGTTCGACAAGTGGGTCTCCGGTGATTATAGCGCAGCGACGGACGGACTCTCGCAGCAGATCAACCTGGCTTGTCTCGAGGAGGCAATCCAATCTGCCAGCCTCTCCGAGGACGAGGCTGAAGTCGCGAGGGCTGTCCTAGGCAACCACGACATCCATTATGTTCGAGGCGAAGGCGGTGATTTCCGCTACAATGCCGAGCATGAAAGCTCGTTCAACAACGCCTTGAAACCACATGAGCT